CAGCCATTATAAGTTTTTTCATAGCTGGTTTATTATACTTTCTAAGTTTTTCTATAGAATGAGCCATTATTTCTTAGGTTTTTTAGGTTTGTCTTTAAATAAATCTAATTGTCTTGATGGATCTTTTGTGCCTCCACCAAATAAAGTTCCTGGTTTAATTTGTATTTTAGTATCTCTTAATAAATTTTTTTGTTCTATTTGTTCTGCTAAAGGCATTTTACCATATTTACTCCTTGCTCCTTGGCTGCGACCTTTTATAGTTGCTGGATTAACAAGTTGAGGTTTACCATCTACAAAAATAACACTATAGTGATCCATTTTGCCAAACTTTCTAACTTTTGGTTGACCTATCTTTCTTAGATTGGTGTCATCTCTACGTGGTGCTGCATATATTTTTTTCTCTACTACTTCTGGTTTACGAGCTACTTTATAACCTCTATTGGCTCTAGCCATGTTACGAGCTGCTCTTTCTTTCAATTCTTGCATTTGATCAATATTTCTTTGTACAGATGCAGTTTCTTTAAAGATTCCACGAGGTCTATCCCCTGTAGCTGTTTTCAAAACAAAAGCTTTACCTGTACTAGTATCTCCTCTTTTAGCGTACATAAAGGTATATAACATTTTGTTTTATTGATTCAGCCATTGTAATTTTTCCAGTTTTGGTATCAATCTTAGTATTTTGCATTGCTGCTGAACCATATTGTTGATCTTTGACAACATCTTGTATTTTTACTTTATCTACAGCGCCTTTTGATGGTTTTACCATAGGTCTAACATATAAACCAATTTTTTCAGCTTCTTCTAAGTATATTTTAGCCGCCTTAATTGATCCTGGGTCTTTGCTAGAATAAAATAATCTATTTACTTTATCGCCTTTAGCCGCTACTTGTTTTACTCTCTCAGCAAATAAATTTCTTATTTGTTTAGTTTCATAATCTAAGTGAGCTTGTGTTCTATCTACTTTATCTAATCGAGTTTCAAAATTTTTTGCTTCTAACTTTTTGTAACCCTCTGTTAATTCTTCTTTTTTTCTTCTTGTAGATTCAGCACGATTCATTTTAAAGTCAGTATATACAGGTCTTGCTCGTTCTGTTGGTGTTTTTATTTGACCATCAATCAATTCATAACCTTTAATTTTAGAAGCTCCAGGACCAGAATCTTTTTTGTGCGATCCTTTTCTTACTAAGTCTGCTGGTAAATAAGTAGCAATATTGCCCTCTTTGTCTACAAATCTAACTCTAGCACCAATCTTTGATTTGCCTGTTTTAACTAACTGTTTCTCCTTTTTAGCAGCTATTCTGAGAGGTATTTTTTTTCCTTTAGTAGAATAATAAAATTCTTCTGTATTTTCTCTAGCAAAATTTTTGGTATTAGGATTTTTACCAGCATCAAATACAGGGGAGCTACCTTTCTCATCTTTAATAATCTTTTTAGTAACGTAAGTTTGATTACGTATTTTTCCGCCAGTTCTAAAAACATCTTTTAATAATCCACGATCAGCAGATATATAATCATCTACTTTTAAGATTGGTCCAGCACGATTTAACCTACCCATCAATCCAAATTGTGCTAAATCTGTGAGAGGCTCATAATTGCCCTTAGAAGCCTCGTTTACTGCATCAACGTAGAATGCACCTGTTACGGCTCTATTGCCGTATTTTGAGGCTATATTGCCTGTCTGTTTGACTATCTTGCGACCAGTACGACCTAATACCTTTCTACCAATCTGTGTAGCGCCATATCTAGCTCCTTGAGATAATAATAGAGGTAGTAGTGGTAATGCCATGATTTAGCCCTGTTGGTCAATAAGTCCTTTAGCCATTTCTGTTGCAGCTTCTCTAGAATGACCTCTAAGCATCTTCATTTCAATATAGTCTTTGACTCTGCGATTACGATTGGATCTCTTTTCTTTAGCTTCTAGAGCAACAATTTTTTTGGCTTTACGAATGTTCTTTTCAATACTCATTTCTTTTTAAGTTTTTTTCTGGCTAATCTATTAGCTTTCAAAGTTTCTCTAATTAAGTCTTTGTTATGAAATAAAGAAGTACTGTTACTCATACCAAACATATCTTCTTGATCCATTGGATGAAACCTTTGTGCTTTTCTTTTACCAGCAGTAACGCCTGTTTTAGGATGCCTACCTTTACTAAAGAATTTAGCTGGTCCTTGTGCAACGGCTTTTTGAATGATTCTGTCTGTTTTTCTTTGATCAAATGTTGGAGCTATTCTTTTTGAGCGAGATATAGGCATACCAGCTGTTGAAAGAAGATAATTCTGTGCTGTCATTTGCCTTGTTTTAAGTTTCGTTGGTAATTGTTTCGTCGAGTTTTTCCATACACTCTTTAGAGGAACGTTTACTCCAATGACATCTCTCATTAGATTTTGACCTGTACGGCTAGTACCCAAAATCCCCTGTGTTGTTCTAAGTCTATTACCTATTGTGTCAGCAGATTTGAGGTTTAAGCCAGATTGACCAGCTTTCTTAAACGCTTGTTTAATAGCTTTTCCTCCTATACCAGAAAAGAACATCCGTCCAGGCAATTGCATTCCACCAGCAGCTAAAAGGCTAACTATTCCTCCAATAGCTTGTGCGCTACGTCTGGTAATAACCTTTTCTTCTGGAGTAGCTGGGTTTTTAATTCTTCTTTTAGGTAATAAACTCATTTCTTTTTCTTCATTGGCATCTTCTTAGAAGTCTTTTTCATAGGCGGTCTGCCTCTCTTAGATCCATATGTTCCTTTTCCCATTGGCATATCTACTCTCCTACTCTAGTTTACTTTTGCTACTTAAAATTTTTTTTAAGCGCATCAATTACTCCTCTCTCTTTATACCACGAGGTATTTAGGGTTGTGAAGTACTTTTTGAGGAAATATCGTGAGGAGGGGACTATCTGTGACTATTACGGACTGGTTTTTAAACCCCCTACTAACTTAGGTCAATGTTGATACTAAAGTTCCCATCTATGAGATGTTGGTGCTTATCTGGAGCCTTAAATCCAGCACGATCTAAGATATCCTTGCTAGCTTCCAACCTTACATACTCAGAGTTCGCACCATCAGACAATGATATAATGTTGTTTAGAGCCTTAGTGCTGCCCATTGCTATCTTCTTTTGTACTTGACCCATCATGTATGCCTGTACTTCTGGTTTGTGTAGCACCCTAGAGGCAGACACACGGCTAGAAACACCCTTATATCCAGCGAGCTTTGACGCCTCTGTTATCGTACATCCTTTAGCTACGAGTGTATCTACGAGTAGCTTTGCTTTATTGCTTATAGCCATGACATAGATATAACAGAGTCGACATAATTATACAATCACAGATTGCAAGCGTTTCACCGCTTGACCAGACCAGCGTTATTTGACGCTGGACTCAAACAAGCCTTTCCAGAGCAAAAGGCTTGACCCAATGCTCTATTTTAGCCACGTAACATTCGTGGAAAAAAAGCGTTCGTGCCTCTCTGTTTTTTCCTACGAATGTTAGCGTGTTCATGCCAGGTCTGGCTTAAAAAAAACTATTTCGTATCGCACACGTCCTATCACAAGCCTCAAATTTTTACGAAACAGCCCACAGAAGAATATTGTCCTCGTTCCTCGTCGTATTCTTTGTGTTTTCGTAAAAATTCTCATTTGTGATAGCAGTGCGATAACGAAATAGATTTTTTTCGTTATTAATATTTAACTACGCTTAAAAGCGTAAGGAGGTTCTTATGAACTTAACAGATATAGTAAAATCTTTAACTGATGTCTTTATGACACAAACAGGTCTTGACAAGGTCAGCGACCCTGATGGACGCTTTCGTACTTCGATTGAAAATAAGGTTCTATCTATGATACTTAACGTATCTGCTAGTAACCAGCAAATCTGCGACCAAGCGTCCAAGACTGCTAATCCTTTTGCCAGAGGCAAAGTAAATTACAGTCCAGCTCAGAAAGCTATGCATAACAATGCTTTACAGCAGAATGATGACATGGCTAGTATTGGTTTTCACCAATTATCGCTTGACGCTAAAGACGAGCTTGAAAAAAGATATCCAGCTAGAAAATAGCCATATCATCATGACAGAGGCACTTACGTGCCTCTGTTACCAAGCCTTACGGCTTGCCAGGACTCTATATAGGGATCGGCAAATGAATTTCATATTTATAAATAATATGGTAGAATACAAATAGAAAACAAGGAGACAATTATGTTTGAAAAACTAAATGTTTTAACTCTACTACGTGATCGTGCAGTAGAACTTAATGACAATAACTTAACTAACTTACCTGATGAGCATAAAAATACATCGCTTGAATCAGGTGCCAAGTGTGACCTTTCATATCATCAAGGTTATCGAGATGGCATTCAGTCATTACTCTCTATCATCAATACATGGTGGCAGAATGAGCATGATGATATGGAAGAAGAGTCTGACCGTATGTATTTAGAACATCTACAAAAAAGATGTTTAGATCACATTACTGAAGAGGAACATCTTTACGTAGAAACTAAAGAATGGACTAAAAAAGAATGTATTACATTCCTTGAAGAAAAAGGAGTGTGGAAAGAATAAGAAACTGCCAGACTGACTGAGTCTGGAGTATCTGTG